GCGAACGGCTTAACTTCTGCGGATGCTCTATCTACTTTGAATGTCATATTATTGTGCGTTGGTTGATGTTTGTTATTCGGACTGACGAGCCGCCCACGCGGGCAGCGAGAGTGTTTGGGTGGTGGAAGGGTAACAAGGCCAAGAGTTGAGTTCTTGGCATTCGATGAACGTGCGGAGCTGCTCGTCGATAATGGAGTTACCAAGATCAATGGCCTGCTGGTCGAGTTCGTAGCAGCAGACTCCGTAGGGTGCTTCCTTCTCGACTGCGATGAAGATGAACCGGTTGATGCCGGTGATGCGCTGATACCAAGCGGCTTGGACATGGTAGCGGAACTGAGCGCAAGACTTGGCGAAGGCCGCGGGTGAGGCGTCTTGGGTTGTCTTGAGGTCGATGATGTAATCCTTGCCGATCCCATCGATACGAGCTTTGACCTCGATGCCGGACCACTCGGCGAAGTAGGAGACCTCGGTCTTGATTCCATCCAGTAGGCCAGCGGCAGCGGGATGAGCGTGTACCGCATCGGCTGCTCCGGTGAGGTTGTACCATTGATCCGGCGGCAGCGGGATCTGTCCGTTGTCGATGATCAGTTGGTGATCTTCCTTGCCCTGCTTGGTGCGACGATCACCATTGAAGAGCCTGTAGGTCAGGATGAAGCGTTCCGGCTCTAGGACGGCGCAATGGGCGGCGGTACCGAACTCCAGCGCGGGGCTGGATTCGTTACGGGTCTTGCCATCCTGCCATGAGCGGAAGTGCGCGGGGGACTTGCGGAACTGATCGAGACCAGACTTCGAGAGTGCTTTCGCCTCGTGGTAATCCGAAGGCGGCATGTCGTACATGACATCGACCGTGGAAACCTCGTTCTCATTAACCATTGGAAACCTCCGTGGTGGCGATCTCAGGGGTGACGATGACGGCGAGCTTGCTGAGGATGAGGTCCGGCTTGGAGATGTACTTGGAAGCGACCGCATCGGGGAGATCGCGGAAGGTCTGACCATCCTGAATGCGACCGGCTTTGAGGAGCAGAGCGTTAACCTCTTGCTCGCGGTCCTCGAACAGGGCCTCAAGCTTGGCGGTGATGTCGAAGGACTTGGTGGGAGCTACCGATACCTCGGTGAGAGCGGGGGTAAACTCCTCGGTCTCTTCAGGTGTGTAGATGCCGGCCACAACCTCAGGGGCGAGCATGCGAACCGCTTTGGATATACAACGAGCGCGGAGCATTGCGGACGGATCCTTGGCCCATCCAGACCCCGGCTTGGCGGGCAATAAGCCGGCCATCTTAGCGTCCTCGGTGGTGAAGGAGATCTCGCAAGCATTGCCGTCGTAGGTCCAGAGAGCGATGGCGGCGCGGGAGTCGAACTGCTTCCAGAGGATCTTACCTCCGCGGGCACGGTACCCGGCAAGCATGGCGTCTGAGCGCATGCTCAAGGATCCGTTGATGATGTGGTATTCTCTCTTGAAATCGAACGGGGTCTTCTTCTCGGCGGCGCACTGCCACGCGATGAGTTTACCTTGTTCGACCTTGGTGCAGCCAAGCATTCCGCTGGCTGCGATCCACTCGCCCATCTTCTCGATGGCGGATATGGGGTCTTGGATCTTGCTGTACATCTCGGAGTTATCCGAGAGTTGGGGGGTTGTCGTTGCGATTGAGTTCATGGGTTTTGTCTGAGTAGTTCCTCGATTACATCGGAGCGGACACGGATGGTGCGCTTCGTAGCTTTCATAGCCGGAAGCTTTCCTGACCTTATCCACCGCCTCACCGTCTCGGGATGAGTCCCGAGGGCGGATGCGATCTCTTGGACGGTTAGAAGTTTTACGCTCACGCAAGCCAAAGTAGCAGCGTGTTGCAAACTGTCGAGAGAAAACGTGAACTTTTTATTTCGACTGTTCTGCGGGAGCTTCTCCGGTGCCTGCAAAATCGCGCACCAGCTTAAGAGCAGCATCTCGATTTGGTGCGTTGTTCATCTTGCGAACAAGCGATTCAATGGCTTGGGCACTGGCCTGTTTGCTGCGGAGTCCAGTGGCTCCAACAGTCCGAGCCAATACGCGGGCGGCGAGATATGTTCCTCCCATGTCAGCGGCAAAAGTAAGTACCCCGGCTAGGGCGGCAGGGCCAAGCCCACCAGAGGCTAAAGCGGCTGTAGCGACTAGCGGGGCTTTGAGACCGCTGAGAGTAGCTCGTTCGACAATCTGACCGCCAGTGGTCTGGCCTGCTCCACCAGCGCGTAGCTGTCGATCTCGAATGAGATCAAACGCTGGGAGTAGATCGTCCTCGATTTGCTTGAGGATCCGAGGACCAACAATGTTTGAGAACTCCTCGCGAATCGAAGGGGTCTCCAACATCTTGCGGATGTTATTTGGGTCAATGCTTGCAGCACCTGGAGAAATGCCTTTTTGGCGAGACCCAAACAAGATGTCCTCGATCTTGGTTGCCCGAGTGTTGATCAGCGCATCAGCAGCGGCTTTACGAAGCTCTGGAGTGGCCGCGTTGCTGACTTGATCTTGAAGCGTACTCATCACCGATTTGATGTCCTTGGAATCTTCGAGCAGGCCAAGAATCCTCTCGCTGATTTTGTAGCCGGTCAGCGTGTCAGACTTAGCCGCCTTGCTAGCCTTCATTGCTTCAGACAGCTCGCCCTCTGCGGCCCCAAGGTTGCGGTTTAGCTTCTGAAGATCGTCAATGGGGCCAAGCCCGAGTGCCTTGAGCGTACCGGGTGATTGCGACTCCATGACGTCGAGCTTGGTGAGTAGGCCACGGTAATCGACCGCTTTGTCTTTTGTGCTCGACTGGATCAGGTTGCTGACGACATCGAAGTTCTTAAGCTGGGCGAGGTTTCCGAATCCAAGCTCTTGAAGCGATCCAGGAGCAGTCCGCTCGATGCCGTTGAGGATCCCAAGCAGCTTTGTGTTGTCGATTTTTCCAGCAGCATTGGCCGCTTGCGTCGCAATGTATTGCTGGACCAACGAGTTGATCTCAGACCGATTAGGAACTCCCTCAACACCAATGGACTTCAGGTTATCAAGAAGATCCGAAATGCCGCGGTACTCGATTCCCTCAACGCCATATTTGGTGACCGATTTTCCAAGCTGTTCAAGGAACCTCTCAGGAGTGGCTTCAATTCCTTTGAAAGCCTTTTCGATGTAAGGATTCTCCCACAGCCCTCTGACCTGAGCGTACTTGGCTTGAGTTTCTAGGAATTTTTGAGCGATCTCAGGCTTGAACACAGTCGTAGCCTGATCATTCATCAATCCTGTAATCGATTTAGATAAGTCCTTAGCTTGAGCCTGAGCTGGAGTCTTGTAGGCTTCGGTAGATGATGCCCAGTTTTCAAGATCGCGTCGAATGCCACGCAGTTCATCCAAAGAAAACTTTCCAGGAACGTCTCTGTATTGGGTTGTAAATCCATATTCAAAATCACCTGTTGATCCAATTGGAACCTTTGAAACCTTGTCTAGACGGCCAACAATCTCGTCCAAAACAGGAATGTTGAGCTTTGGAAGCGAGGAAGACAGATCCCTTACTTTTTTGGAAATCCCTCCAAGATCAAAAACCTCATCCTGAGTTGGGATACCTGCGTATTCCTTCTTAAAGAAGTCGTCTGAAAGCTGTTTCAGACCAGAAGGCTGACCCTCTGCTTGTTGAGTGATCAGTTGCTGGATCTTAAATCCTTTCCGAGCGGTATCTCCACCGGTAGGCACTCCAGCAGGAAACGCTTCTCTGGTGGCGAGACTTTCTTGAGCGGAAACCCTAGGTTGGAGTTCGGAAGCAATTTTCTGCTCAGTTTTCGTGCCTAGAGAATCTACAAACTGGATCCAAGTCTGCTCTATATCGTTGAGTTGTCTGCCTTGAGTTTCGCCAAAGGCTTTTTGCTCTGCCTGCATCAGCTCACCGCCGTACTTCTTGGCCTCATTAACAGCACTTTGGAGAGCGTCAGTCGCTCCAGCGAAGTTTTGGCTTTGTCCGGTGATATCCTTCACCTTGTTCAATCCCAAAAGCATGACTGCATCCTCGTAAACACGGACAACGTCGCTGGGGTTTACAGAACCTCCGAGTTCCCGAGCGCGTTTTTCGATCTCAGCAACTTGATTTTCCTCTAACTGTCGAATGGTATTGAGCCCCATCTTAGATTGGGCTCTTTGTGCAAACGATGCGAGTTCAGGGGCTACATCAGTGAACAAAGGCGTTATTCCAGCCTTTTCAAGAACCTCAGCTTTTTCACCCGTTTTTCGAAAGAATTTTCCAACTGTGCCTGCCGCGCTTTCAATGGTTTGCGGTATCCCAGCAAGAGCCCCTGAAATAGTGAATTCTTTAAGAGCTGAAGGAGCATCTGTAACTCCGCCTTCAGCAACTCCTCCTACAACACCTCCAGATCCACTGAGCAACACGTTTTTGGCCAACGTAGCAAGTGGTCCAGCTCCCTTTAGATAGGGAACAGATCCACGAATTGCTGAACCAACCATTTCACGGCCTCTATAATCTTTTCCTTCATCAAACTTCTCAACCGTCTGAGCACCAGCCTCACCAGTCAAAGCAGATGCTGCTCCGTAACCGATCATAGCAGGAACACTTACTGGTGCTGTTGCAATTGAAGCAGCAATTGGAACTCCATATCGGAGCAAGTTCTTTGGATTCAGTTTTGCTGGAGCTTCTTCATCAAATGCTGACCCGGCTCCAGTTGCTGCAATCCGTTCTTCTTCAGCCTGCATTGCCGCACCCATTTTCTGCTCTTGAGTAGGATTGAACCCAGGCTGCTCCTCGCGACGGCGCATCTCTGCAATGGTTGCGGGTTTTTCAACTGCTGGTTGCTGACCAGATCCACGCAATAATGCAAAAACCTCTGACTCCGTAGGTTGTGTATCAGACTCAACTACAACTCGTTTTTGAACTCCATTGTCATCGATTACTACGGCAAATTTAGGCATATATTTTTATCAAAGAGGAGTTATCGACACGATCTTCTGTTTAGGTGCAGGAGCGTTTGTTCCTTGATTTCTTAATGATCCAACAGGACTTTGAACTCCTGACGCATACGGCCTAATTCCAATTGTCGGCCTGATTTCTTGATAGTTCTTTTTGAGACCAGCAACCCTTTCAATGAGTTGAGGATTTATGGATTTGCCTGCATCAATGTAAAACCCAAGAGGATCTTGATCTTGCAAACGATCGATGTATTGGATGGCTCTATTAAGGAAGTCTTTGTCGGAAGGAGAACCCCAAGACAACGCAGAACTGCTTTCTTCACCAGCAGTGAGTGACGCACCGAACAATGCTTTTCTAGGGCCTTGTTTGAAAGACTCATATTCAGCATTTAAAGCTCTTGCAAGTTCCCTCTCATCGTCACTTGAGAAGAATTTAGAACCCTTTGTGTTTAGCTGATTTGCAATATACCCGAAGTTGTTATCAGAGAACTTCTTAAGTCCGCCAGGAGTAGCTGCAACGCGAGCAATCAGATTGGATACTCGGTTTGAATCAGCAAGAGACTCTGTGTAAGTCTTGATTCCCTTTAGCTCTTCAGATGTAGGTCCAGGTCCAGTCTGAGTAGCAGATTGGAACTTAGGGCTCTTTATAATATAGTCTGGAAGATACGGAGAAAGTTGATACAGCTTCTTGGGATCACGAGATTCAATTGGTCCGTTGAGTATGCTAGTAGCCTCAACGACTGCGTTTTCCTGAGTCAGCTTAGTTCTTTCAGCTACACTTTTTTGAAAGTCTTTAGAAGCTCTTGCGTTAAGACCTTTATAAACTCCTGGAGCAAGATCTTGAATTGATTTGCTATCATAACCCTTGAACGCTTCAAGATCTGGATTCTGATTAAACAACTCAATGGTGGCGTCTTTTTCTCCAGCTTGTCTAATTGCTTGAGGGTAAGCAGACTGAGCTTCAATACGAGACCTGTACGCTAAAGCAGAAAGCTCTCCTGGAGTTTCATCGCCTCGTAGTTTAACATTTGATCCCTTTAAGAACTCAACATCACTAGCCGCTTGAAGATCTTTTTGAATTCCAATAGTGGCTCTTTGTTTAGCAAGTTCTGACTGACCAGACAAAACAGAAGTTTTGAATCTAGGATCAAGTTCGTACTGTGAAGGTCCAACTGACTGACCAATTCCACGCAAATAGCCCTCTCCTTTTATTATATCTCCTTTTAGGCTTTCGCTTCTAATCTTTGACACCATCTCTTCAACGCTAGAATTTGGATCAAGATCGATGTTTTGCTGAAGAGAGTTTTCAATCAATCTTCGTTTAATGGATCTGTCTTCATCCAAGCTCCTGATATTCTGCTCCATCAACGCCCGCTTCGCATAGTTCCGATTCCGGATATCCTCGTTGGTCCCGGTGAACTCGCCGGCAATACCTCCGGTGAGCATGGAGAGACCCTTCATGAAAGGGTTGATGCGCTGATTGGCCTGCTCCTCAAGCAAAGCCCTGATGTCATTGGTAGCCATAAGATATTATTTAGTAACCCTGCAACGACCGCATCGCACCCCGTCTCCTGAATCCGCTCATAGCGGCATTCATGATCTGATCGGGATCGTAGTTGATGTATCGGTACTGGTCCTGCTGTTGTTGGGAGTTGGCCAGCAAGTCAGCGTAGAGCTTGGCGAAAGGATCAGCCTGACGATCGGGCAAAGGGACTTCCTTGGTTCCCTTGGTGGGGATTACGGTTTCACGCCTTACGAGTGGGGTGACTGGCTCCCTAGGGGGAAGGGGGGTTCCGGTGTAGGTGCCAGTGCCGGTGCCGGTGCCGGGTCTAACTCCGCCACCGGGAGGAGTTGTGGTCGTGCCACCGCCAGGAGGAGTGGTTGTGGTTCCACCACCGGGAGGGGTGGTTACAACAGGAGGAGTTACAACAGGAGGCTTAGTGGTACCTTCGCCTGGAGGCTTTTCAGAACACCTGCCGCCTACACAATCAAATTGGCCTGTTCTATAATTCCACTTATAACCATATTGATCAGTAAGAAACAGGTCTCCAGTTTTTGGATCACGGTAATCTGAATCATCTTTGCCTTTGCCTGTTGGATCAAATACTTCCCAAGGCGAATCATCAATCTCATCACCCGGTTTAACTACCGGTTTTGGCTTATAGTCGGGATTAAACCTAATCGTATCATCAACACTAGGACCGGCTACACCAGGACCAACAGATACATCTCCACCAGTGTTATCAAACCCACCTACGCTAGTAGTTGTAGGTTCAGTCGCGCCTACAGAAGTTGGTGTTACTTGAGAAGTTGAAGGCACACTGTTGACTCCAAAATTGAATTTTTGAGGTACAACTCCTTTATCCAAATCTTCTTGAGATACTGAATACGCACTTGGGCGTATAATCGTATCCTTAATATTGTTTCTGTCAGCATAGAGAACATCTCCATTCTCCATTTGCCCTATAGGTATATAATCCGGAATCGTTCTTCCCGGGATTGAAACCGGTTCTCCACGAGTCACAACACCTTCAGAAACCGAAGGTGTTTGGCCAGCCGTAAGATCTTCAATCTGCTTTGGCGTCAGATAATCAACTCCACCTACAGGAGAAGGTGTGGTTCCAGTTGTATTATATCTCTGTTCGGTTAAAGGATCCAGCGTGGTTCCAATTCCTGTTCTTACAAATGCATCCTGCTCATCCGTATTCCCAATGTTGGTTCGTATGGTGGGATCATCTGGGGTGTTGAAATCGATTTCAGTGCCGGTCCCCAGAGTTGAAGGGTTGCTTAAATTTTGAGCGTATTTGTAATAACCCCATTGTGGATTTCTTGCATCCCATATCCACCGATCCCCTGTTTGATTTAACTCTTGAGGAACCCCGAAATCATCCGGCCTTGGAATATAGTAGTTCTCGTATCCCAATGGATACATAGCGTCTACAGAAGGATTGGCCTGATTCAAGTCTTGAGCCAGATTATCGATTGCGTCAGCCATATATCAGTTTTTGGGGATTATGCTGTTGATTCGAGCTATCATCCAGTTGGCCACAAGCTTCTTGACCTTCGGCTTGTTCTTGAGCCACTTCGCGAACTTCTCGGCGTTGCTGTCGTAGAAGCTCTTGAACCACTTGGGTCCAACGAGTTCCTTCCAGAAGTAGAACGCCTCCCACTGGTCGGGGATACACTCACGAGCAACGAAGCATCCGGCAAGTCCGAAGCCCGCGTAGGATGATCCAAGGTTTCCAATCGCACCAGCATACCCTTTGAACTGATTCATGAAGGAGTTCGCTTGATCGGACTCGTATTGGTTCTGAGCGTTGCTCAGAGCAAAGCCGCTACCTGTTTTCAGAAGATCCGCAGGAGAACCCATTTGCATTCCTGAAGTGTACTGAGGAGAAATAAACGGAGTGGCACCCTGCTGAAGACCTCCAAGATTTGCCGCTTGTCCAACAATTGGCTGGAGTCCTAGGGCGGACTGGACGTTGGCGATGTTCTGCTGGCGACCTGCCATCATCTGCTGTTGAGAAGTAAGCTGGCCTGCAAAGCTTTGTTGAGCCGCGGTGTTCCGCTGACCGGTGGCCGCGAGGATGTTCTGGAAGGCTTCCTGAGCGTTCCGATTGGCGGTATCGCTGGTAGTTTGACCGCTCTGGAGCAATCCCATTGCAGCGTTCCAGCGTTGAGAGTTGGCGTTTCCGAGAGCATCTTGAATTGCGATCGACTCACGAAGAGCCGAAGGATTGCCAAGAACATTGCCAATGGAACTTCCGCGAGCGCGAGCGGCCTGTTGGACTCGTCGCTCCATGCTTGGATCCAGAGTACCAACCTGAGAAAGACCCTGCTGGATCTGGCGTTCAAGCTCGCTGCGAATCAACTGAGAAGCCCCGGTATCCTTTGAGGCACCGGGCATTCCAACGCTCTCATAGGTAGGCGAGTCTATCCGCGTATCCGGAGCGGCGGCATCTCCCTTAACATCGCTGAGGAACTGTTCGTAGAGATCGAACTTCCGAGGATCAAGAGCCTCCAGTTCTTTTCTGCGTTGCTGTGAAAATTGTGTTCCAAATTCCTTGGCAAGCTCAAGCTGCTTACCCGCAAGCTCTGGCGCAATTTGAGCAGCAGCCCTTGCAAATGCTGTAGCAACCTGAATGTCGCCAGTCTCTCGAAAATCATAAGTTTTTCCATCAACTTCGATTTTCCTACCGAGTTTAGCGGCTGCTTCTAATGCCCTTAGTTTTGGAAAGGTTTCAGCGTTAGCCTCTACAGCAGCTCTATTAGCCGCTGCCAAATCAGGAGCTTTGTAATCATCTCCGCACATTTTGGGGTCACCCCAAGGAATGTAAGAGTAATCTTTAGCCCAATCATCTTTAGCAAACAGCATTACGCTGTGAGCTAAAACCCTTGATGTATTAAAATCTATATTCATACTCCTCCTTCAAAAAGTTCAGTTTTCCAAATAGGTTTATATCCAAATCTCTTCATATATGAGTTGTATGGACTTCTTTCGTTGCAAGCTATGAAATACTTAGGAAACCCTTTTGTCTCCATAATAGAGTCATAAACCCGTTTGAGGTGCATGCTATCTCTAGCTGAAACCCTTTCGGTGTGATGCCAAACCAACAGAAGTGGAACTCTTGCAATAGATGACGCACCAATGATCTCGCCATTTCTTTCAACCACATGGGTTGGATAATTGATCGAGTCGTTGTTTGCCCGTGCAGCTTGAAGAACTTGAGTTTCTTGCTCAAGCGTTTGTATCAGTCTAATCGTTGGGAATGCGCTCATTGCTGGGGTCTGACCGAATCAACAAATCCGGAGAGAATGGTGGATTGCAGAGACAAGCGACCAGCGTCTGCGGTTACCTTGAATTGCAAAGTATTCCAGCGGCCTTGGCTGATCAGGTTGTAAGCCTTCAGGAACTTCTGGCTTGAGGTGATCGCCAGCGCGGAATCAAGCGTCACGAATGTGTCCGACATATCCTTGGCCAACGACACTGCGGCGGTCGTGGTTGCGGTAGTGTACGGGTTATCGAAGGCGAACTGAACGCTGTACCCGATCTTGTCGGGGATAGGTTCGTTGAGGTTGTAAGCCTTGGTGATTACCGTGGATTCGTAATTCGCACCGCCATCGGTGTATGCGGAGCTTGAGACCGGCGACAACCGGCTGTTCGGGAGGTAATCGTTGAAGGACCAGACCTGGCCCGCTCCCGCTGATACCGAGACGATATCGCCGGCAAACATGAGGACGGGTCCAAATGTTGAGAACGAGGTTGGGATGAAGTCGTTTACGATCCAGTTGTCCCAGTAACCAAGCCAAGAGCGGGCCAGTGAGTGATAGACGATGACCGCGTTGTTCTCGTTGAGCGCACCTTCGAGGGCGATATCGATGTTGTTCTCGGTTAGGAGCGCATACTCGCTTTCGATTCCGAGGATCGTTGGTTCCTCGCTGACGAACGGAACCGCCAACAAGTATCGGTTGTTCCAGAAGACACCGTCGCAGAGATCGAGCCTGGTCTTGTCGATGCGACTGATGAGGTCGTTGATCGGGCTGGAGAGCGCGAGACCTACGCTAGTCTGGGTACCGGCTTGGATCTGCTGGAGAGATCGGACGCCATCTCGGGATAGAAAGAATACGTCAGGACCAACCGCGGTGATGGACCGGTGCGATGAACAGCCGATATTGCCGCTGATGAGTGATATGGTCCAATCGGCAGCATCCTGCGAAGGATCGGCATTTACGCTCCAAATAGAGCGTTCTTTGAAGACGATGAGTTGATAGCCGAACCAAGAGTAGAGTCCCTTGATGGGATCGCCATCGCCACCGATACGAAGAGACCCGAGAGGATCCCAGGATTCGCCATCGAGGATATCCGAGAAGTAGAGGGTATCGGGCTGGATGGATGTATCCGCGGAAACCGCGAACAACCGATTGGTATGAGTGGTAAGAAAGATCGGCTTGGCAGGAGGCGTGAGCGATACAAAGGCTACGGCGTGAGATGAATGAGCCGGAGAAATAGTAATCGCTGGAGCGGTCGTATAGCCGCTGCCGGGATCGGTGATCGTTATGAATACGAGATTACCATCGTTGGCAACAACCGCAGTGGCCGTAGCCGTGATTCCTCCTGGTGGTGGTGCTGCAACGGTTATCGTTGGAATCGACGAATGGTTGGTCCCCTGATTGATGACATCGATGCGGCTGATCTTGCCGGCTGTGGTCGAGTTGTTAAGGTTCGAGCTTGAGATGTACTTCAGCGTTCCGAGACCGTCCGAATAAAACAATTTGTCATTTAATTGCGCAAAATAGACGTATAAAGCGGAAGCGTTGAGCGTTGAACCTGAAATCAGGTTGTAGGAAACGCCGGGTGCTCCGAAGTAGAGGCTCTTAGTGGAGGTGCTAAGGTCATTAACAGCGATGACGAGGCGTTCGGATGCGGCTGTATCGAAGTAGAAGCCGGACAATACCGTCGCGTTGACGGGAAGATTGCTGCCGAAGTTGGAAGTCGTTGATTCCCAGTTGGTGATGACGTTTTCCCAGTTTTCGGACTCACTGTTGCCTGCTATGGAAATGGTTCCAAGGCGAGTAACGAGATTGCCGAAGTCGTCATAGTCCATGTTGATGGCCGATTCCATGCTGGTTGCAGGAATGCCATCGGGACGAGTGGCTGAAATTACGCCGGTCGAAAACCCAGTGCTTCCATCCAGAAGCATCTGGTCATCGAGAGCATCTGAGGATTGGAATGGCATGGCGGATTACAGGATGTCTTGGAACGTGTAATCGTACAAGCTATCTGGGATGATGCGGCTGATTTGCTGTTGTTGGCCGCGTTCCATGTCTTTCATGATGGAGACCTGAGCGGCTCCCTCTTGGAACTTGGCTTGGGCTTTGCCGTACTGCCGTGAGTATTCGAGGAGATCGCCTTCTGTGTAGGCCATTAGAGCGTTCTCTACGCCTCGCAGCTCGAAGTTGGTATCGTTGGAGATGGTGACAGCCTCACCGAACTGCCGCATCTGCGACTGTTTCTTGGCGAGGATGAACAGGGTGCCATCGGCATTGGGAGTGGGAACGAGCTTGATGCGGGGAACGCCGGCCTCGCCATAAGCTCCACCAATGAGCCGGGTCCAGTTAACGAAGTTGCCGGGGGTGGATTTACGGCTATCGACGTTATTCCAGGTGTTAGGATCGAGCTGGAAGAACGAGACCCATTCCGCGGCGGGAACTTCGATGCCATCGGTATCTCCGGTAACCGTGAATCGGATGGCTACGGGGAAGTCGATGAAGGTGTTGTAACCGGTACCTGAAGCGTAAGCGGAGGCGACGTAATCCGAGAGGGTGATCATCTCTTCGCCGGCGGTGACTGGATGAGAGATAATGCCGAGGGTATCGTTCCACAGGCAGGAATCCCAGATCATCGAGTAGCGGCGGATACAGAACTTCTTGGCCAACGCGATGGTGGCCGAGTCTGTGAACGACAGCTTGTCGCAAGCCGCTTGAGCCGCTTCGGAGGGTTTCATGCGAAGTATTCTTGCAAGATCATTGTAGATATAGATCTGCCATAGTAATGAGTATTACTATCTAAAAAAGATCTATTTATAAGTACAGGGGCGGAGCCAGCCGGATAAGCCGCTTGAATATTTATCCTGTAAGTAACAGCAGATGTTGTTGCCGGAGAATCTAAAAATGTTATTGTTACTGAATTTTGATATTCTCCAGATGCTCCTTCGTAGTATGAAGGTGATGAAATTCCGCTCTGCCTATTTCCAGGATTTGAAGGGGGGAATCCAATCTCTATTTGTGTGCCATCATCTCTTGTTAATCTGAAACAACTGGTTCCAGAATATCCGGGAGCAGCTCCGTAGCAAATAGTAACAGTTACGAGTACTTTTGAAGTTGCGCTTCGTGGAGTTATAGTTGTGGTTAACCCTGTGATTTCCGTTCCAAAACTACCGCCAGTTGGGGTTATTGTTGTCTGACTGGTTAAAGCGGTTTGTTTTACTTGAGGAGCATTGGAAGAGCTGATTCCCAATGAACTGGCAGTAACAACCTTAACCTTGCTGGAATCGCTTGCATCGGTGATCAGCACCTTGTCAGAAGCAATATCAACCGTGACAGTTGATATGTTGGGAGCCGTGATGTTGTCCGAGTTGAGCGTCAACGTGTCGGTACCGGCATTGCCCAACGTAGTGTTACCGTTGGCTGCGAGATCACCGGTTAACGTGGTGGCTCCCGTGACTCCGAGAGTAGTTCCAACGGTAGCGGCTCCGGTCACGCCAACGCTGGCTAGTGTGCTTGCTCCGGTGACCCCCAGGGTACCGGTAACACCGGTGGCACCGGTCAGGGTTGAGGTTCCGGTGACCGCGAGGTTTCCTGGGACCGTGAGATTGCCGGTGAGCGTAGTTGCTCCGGTAACATTGAGCGCACCGCCTATGGTCGCTGCACCGCTTGTAGCGAGGCTTGATAGGTTGGTAGCCCCGGTGACAGCCAAAGTACCCGCAATGGCCGTGTTGCCGCTTGCAGAGGCCACTGTGAGCTTGTTAGTGGCTACGCTGAAATCTCCGGTAGTATTAACTGCGGCGCTGGAGATCTGGAGTGCGGAGTCATTGCCGCTGCCGTCGCTGATGGCTTTGAGCGTTGCGCCTACGGTGGAGTTGTCGGCGTTCTTGAGTAGGCCAGTGTAGGTCGATGCAACGCTACTGCCTGTGAGTGGTGTTCCCATATCAGTTCTTCGGTAAAACGTACCAACCTGCTGGCAGAACCA